GATTTAAAGGAGATACTGAAACACCTGAAGGAAGAGAAGCATTGGTATCACATATGAGAAAAGGATTGAGATTATCACCTGAAAATGATTCAATTACATTCCAAGATGGTAAAACAAAAGCTAAAGTTGGAACTGAAACTTATAGAACAAAAGGTAAAAATCCAGGTGTGTTAGGTTATTTAGGAAAAGATTTGCAAAACTGTTTAAGTAGTAAAACGCAAAAATAGGTAAAAAAACTGGTTTGTTTTTGAATTTTATATATATGTTAGATAATAAGCATAACATATAATAAATGAATACACAGTTACTATGTCTTTTTACATTAAAAGATGAGTTAGATATATCAATACAGTTTGTTTTAGAGAACTATGAATTGACAAATCCTAATGTTTTTATACTAGAAAACAAATCTAAATCAGATGAATTGTTTATTACTTTTAATGTAGCAAAAGGTTCTTCCGCAATACCTTCCGATTGGAAGACTATTTTAGTACATAGAAAGAAACAATCCAATACAATATATACAATAAATGCTTTAAACGAAGTTGTTAAATCAAAAACGGGTGGCATGTTAGATAGTGGGTATATGATTGATTGGGATGAATATAAGAACTGTATTTTAACAACATCAAATTCAGGTTACAAAAAGATTCCAACAAAAGTTTTCAAAAGTTTTAATACAGATAATTTGGAAAAGTAAGATTTTTTCCCTATATTTGTATAAATGAAAAGAACAAGATTTAAACCTGTACAAATTTTTGCTAATTCCCCTTCGGATATTTTCGAAACACATCGACGTGAGATTGCAAAAGCAATTATAGATGGTGTATCATTCGGAATCAGAAACAAAAAAGACAAAGTAGATTTTGCAGAAATAGTAGTTAAGGAGATGATTATCATCACTCTTTCCATTGATAGTAAAGAATTCACACAATTACTTGATGAGAACATTCAAACCCTTATAGAATATGAGGATTACGAATTGTGTGCCCAAGCATTAAAACTTAAAAACAAAATAAATAAAACAAATGAAAAAGTTACTGACAAAATTGGAATTATGGCTTGACATCCATGTGGTGTATTTTCTGTATAACGGAAACAAAACACAGAGGTATTATACAATGTTAGAAAAAAAGTGGGGTATTAAAAAATAGTTATGACAGAAAAAGAAGCAGAACCATCGGCAATCGCATATTGCGAACACACGTATCCTCAAACTTGTGAGGAATTCAAAAACATTTTAGACGAGATGTATATTACATTTTGTAAGAAACAGAGAAACTACGGACCTGGAAATATTTCCGTAGGAACTACTCTGCAAACCAAAGAAGATATTAAATTATCTTTAACAGGATTGTGGTTTAGACAAAACGATAAAATCAACAGATTAAAACAATTAGTAGTTATGGGGCAACCAGACGAAGTTGGAGAATCGGTTGAAGATACTTACCAAGACTTATCCATATATTCCGTAATTGCTCAATTAGTGAGTAGAGGAAAATGGGCAAAATAAAGCCTTTTTATTGGGCAAAAATAAAGCTTGGAAATGTAACAAATTTGTCGTATCTTTATTACAATAAAAGTAAAAAGGTTATATTTAGATATAGGTAATCGCGATATAACCTTAAAATTTAAAAACAATTTATTAACACTTAAAACTTAAAAAAGCAATGGATATTTCATTAGCATTAAAGAGATTTAGCTCTCTTCAAAACAACACAAAAAAGTCTGACTCAATCTTTAAGCCAGCAAACGGTAAATCACAAATCCGTTTAGTACCTTACAAATTCAATAAGGATAATCCTTTTATCGAATTGTATTTTCATTACAACATTAATAACAAAACTTACTTATCTCCAATTTCATTTGGAAGACCTGACCCTATCGTAGAGTTTGCTGAAAAGTTAAAACGCACAGGTGATACAGACGATTGGAAAGCAGGTAAGAAGATGGAGCCAAAATTAAGAACATTCGCACCTGTAATCGTAAGAGGTAAGGAAAGTGAAGGAGTTAAGTTTTGGGGATTTGGAAAAACTGTATATCAAGATATTTTAGGATATATAGCAGACCCTGATTATGGTGATATTACAGACCCACATACAGGACGTGATATTGTATTAGAAGTAGTATCTGCTGAGGAATCAAATGCAGCATACCCAACAACTACAATTCGTGTTAAACCTGCAGTATCTAAAATCTTAGATGACCCACAAGCAGTAACTGATTTGTTAAACGCACAGAAAGAAATTACAGATTTATATTCTGAATTATCTTATGATGAGTTAAAAAGTGTATTAGAAAGTTGGTTAAACCCATCGGCAGCTGCCAACGGAACAGGTAACCCTGTAAACGAAGCATTGGAAGCACCTAAAACACAATCATCAGTATCGGCAGATTTGGGTGGAACATCTCCTACACCAGTAATAGATAAACTACCTTGGGATGAGGAAGAAATTGTTGTAAACGTACCCGCAAAACCTGCACCAAAAGCAGCAGTTGCAAAAGATGATGTAGAATCGGCATTTGACGATTTATTTAACAACTAAAAAAAAGTTATAATGGCAAAAAGAGAAGATGATTTAGCAAGTTTACTTGCCGATTCTCTAAACAAACAAAATAAGGATGGGAAGATTGCCTATTTCTTAGACGATGATAGTACGGATGCTCCGACAAACGTCAAAGATTGGTTATCTACGGGAAATGCAATGTTAGATGTTGCAATCTCAAACAGACCTTATGGAGGATTGCCAGTTGGTAGAATAACAGAAATAACGGGTTTAGAGCAGAGTGGAAAATCTCTGCTCTCTGCCCATTTATTAGCTGAAGCACAACGTAAAGGTGGTGTTGCAGTTCTGATTGATACCGAAACCGCAGTTAGTAGAGAATTTTTAGAAGCAATTGGAGTGGATATTTCCAAACTCCTTTATGTTTCAGTAGATACCGTTGAAGGTATTTTTGAAGCTTGTGAAACAATTATTGAGCAAGTTCGTAAGGGTGATAAGGATAGATTGGTTACAATCGTAGTAGATTCAGTAGCAGCAGCATCTTCAAAGAAAGAGATGGAAGCTGATTATGATAAAGACGGTTACGCAACTGATAAGGCAATCATCATTTCAAAAGCAATGAGAAAGATTACCAATATGATTGGTAGACAATCTATTGCATTAGTATTCACAAACCAATTAAGACAGAAAATGAACGCAATGTTTGGAGACCCGTGGACAACATCGGGTGGAAAAGCATTGGCATTCCACGCATCTGTTAGATTGAGATTGAAGAATATGGGACAATTGAAAGCAGGAGATAGAATCGTAGGTATTAAGGTTCGTTGTCAGGTTATCAAAAACAGAATGGGACCTCCTTTGAGACACGCAGATTTTGATATTTTCTTTGATAGAGGTATTGATAATTACGGTGGATGGATTTCTGTTATGAAAGACCAAAAGTTGGTAAAACAAGCAGGTGCTTGGTACACATATACCGATATTGAATCAGGAGAGGAAATCAAATTCCAATCAAAAGACTTTGTATCTATTTTGCAAGATGAGGCTTTAAAAGACCAAATCTACCGTAGAATCTGCGAAGCAACTATTTTACAATACAAAACATCAGCATCAGAGGAAGTTGAATTAACAACGGATGAAGGCAATGAGTCAGATTAACAAAAGGTATTTAGATATACTAAAACAAATAGACGAAGAACACAAAGGGTTTGGTGATTTACACCGAAATTCTAAAACTTTGGTAATAGATGGATTAAACACATTCATCCGTTCATGGTCTACCGCTCCTAATCTAAACGATAATGGAGACCACATTGGAGGCATAGTCGGTACTTTAAAAAGTATCGGCTACGCTATCCGTACTCTCAACCCGACCAGAGTTGTAATTGTATTCGATGGTAAGAATGGTTCAAGTAGCAGAAAGGCAATCTTTTCTGGATACAAAGCAGATAGAGGCAAGAACAAAATCAAAATGAGATTGAATCGTGCTGCAACTGTTGAAATGAACGCAGAGGAAGAAGGTGAATCTATGAGACGCCAAATGGTGGGATTAGGTGAACTACTTTCCGCTCTACCCGTTTCTATTATGATTTACGATGGAATTGAAGCAGATGATGTTATGGCATATATTGCAACTCAATTAAAGAAGGAAAATGAGAAAGTTATTATTATGAGTTCTGATAAAGACTTTTTACAATTGGTAAATAAAGATGTAAGTGTTTATTCTCCATCAAAGAAAAAAGTATATAACATTCCAGAAGTAATTGAGGAATTCGGAATCCATCCACATAACTTTGTTAATTTCAGAATGATTGATGGTGATAAATCGGATAGTATTGGTGGTATTCCAGGTTTAGGATTAAAAACCATCTTAAAAAGTTTCCCTTTATTAGTAGATGAGGAAGTGCATACAACTGAATCTATGTTGGAGTTTATAGAACAACAACCAAAGAAAACAAAAGCACACAATTTATTTGAAGATAACTTGGAAATATTAAAAAGAAATCGTAAATTGATGCAATTATCCGAACCTGAATTTAGTGGTAATCTTCGTATGAAAATTATAGATAGATTCAACGAACCAACTACAAAGTTTAGTAAGCAGGATTTTTTAAAAGTGGGATTGAAAACAAAAATTTTAGATTCATTCCCCAACGTTACGGATTGGTTGCAATCCACATTTAGTCACATAGCAAAATTTTAACAAAAATGGCAGAAGAAAGATTAGCAAAACCGTTAGGAGACAGAGTTCTTTTAACAGAAACAGAATCAAAAGAAAAAACAACCCAAAGTGGTATTATCATTCCAGATAGTGCAAAAACGGATGACATTAAAAGAGCAATTGTAGAATCAGTAGGACCTGGTATTTACACACAGAGTGGAACTTTAATTCCTATGAATGTAGAAGTAGGTGATGAAGTAATTTTACCACCATATCATCAAGGACAAGAAATTAAACTTAATGGTAAGACCTATATCTTATTAAGAGAATCAGAAATTTTAATGGTAATTCAATAACAATTAAATTAAACATGGAAAATTATGAAGTGTATTAAAAGTAAAGAAGGAGAAATCCGCCGAGTAAAAGAAGAAGAAGCAGACTTAAAAGTATTGCAATATGGTTGGGTGTTCGTTCCTAAATCAGAATGGAAAGCACTTCGTAAACCGACCAAGCCCGACGTGGCTAACGACCAAGCTACCGACGTGGCTGAATTATCGATTGAGGAAAAGAGATTAGCAAGAAAGAAAAAAACTAAATAATGGAAGTAGTAGATACATTGGTAAAATATGGACAATCGTATCAATCTAAAGTTGTTGCTTCCCTTATAACAGATGTTAAGTTTCTTGAACAGGTAACTGAAATCACCAAACCCGCATTTTTTGAATCACAAGCAAACCAATGGATTGTAGGAGAAGTACAACACTACTTTGACGAATATCGTTCAACACCCACAATGGAGGTGTTTAAGATTAAAGTTGGTGATGTTGATGATAAAGGTTTGAAACAAACAATTGTAGAGCAGTTAAAATCTGTTTATCTACAAATGGAATCAGATGATTTACCTTATGTAAAAAAAGAATATCTTACATTTGCTAAAAATCAAAAAGTAAAAGATGCTCTATTCAAATCAGTTGAACTCTTAAAAGCAGGACAATATGATAAGATTATAGATACAATGACAGCAGCATCCAAAGTAGGTGTTGAATCTGATTTAGGTTTAGATTATATTGAAAACTTTGAATCTATTTTAGAAGATGTTAAGAGAGATTCTACACCAACTGGTTGGGATGTTATTGACGAACTAATGGATGGTGGATTAGGACCAGGAGAATTAGGTGTTGTAATGGCTCCGTCTGGTATTGGAAAGAGTTGGTTTTTGGCAAAGATTGCGTGTTCTGCATTGCAAAGAGGAATTGATGTATTA